TGCGTCGCGAAGAGATTCAACTGGAGCTTGCCAAGATCCGGCTTCACACGTCGGCCAGCGAGAAAGCGCGGACCAACCTTGCGCTCACTACGCCAGCCATCCTCGTGCTGTTGATCGGCGGCTTTATTGCCATGCTGGGGTTCGGCGCGATTCCTGAAGACTCAGTATCAGTTGCCTCAGCCTTGTTAACCCTTTTGGTTACAGGACTTATGGCAAATCTTCGAAGCATTATTTCAGAGAGTAGCCCTACTCCTGAAGAAAACGGCAATGGCAACGGACACGAGCCTAAGCCGCCTGCCAAAAAACTGGAATCCCCCAAACCAAAGGACACCAAGTGAAGAAGTTTTGTGCTGTAGCGGCCCTCGTGCTGCTTACTGGCTGTGAAGGGATCAGCGTCGCTGATGCCTACGTAAAGGCCGATCGACTGACTTACGACGCAATTGCGCCGTCTTACCGCGCCTACGTGGAGGCTGACGAGAAGCTTGACGCTCCGTCCAAGGCTTCGCGTATCCGCCTTCTGGAGACCTGGAAGCTCCGCATTGACGCCAACACGAAGAAGCAATGAGCGACATGACACCTGACGTAAGTGCCTTGGTTGACAGCCTTAAGGCATCTATCACCGCCCCCGAGAAGCAAGAAATCCTTGAAGCAATTGCTGCTGATTCTGGCCGACTGGCTGTGCTTTCCCTCACAGACCCTGCGGCTGCGGACGCAGAAGTAGCGATTGTGCAGGCGACTCTTGCTAACCTTGGCCAAGCGGAAGCCGCTATGGCTGTCCAGAAGGTTACCGAGTGGGTCACCGAAACTGCAAGCCGTTTTGTAAGCAAGGTCATGCCTGTCTAAGGGTTATGACATCGCTCCCGGTTGTGTGGACCGGGTTGCTAGCAGGCTGTATCACCGTGTGGGGCAAGGTGGTCAGCCTGCTTTTTTGTTGAGCGCAACCGACTTACGCCGGAGAGCAAAAAAATCGCTTCCTGTTGAGCGTATTTTGCTATCTTCCTGGCGTGCGCCAACACGCGATTTCAGATGAGTTGATCGACGAGGATGCGGCAGAGCGATCTGACCGCATTCAGGCTCGTATTAACCAGCATCGTGAAGACATGCGTTGGCTCATGGGGTCGCAGTCTGGCCGTCGGATCGTGTGGCGATGGCTACGCGAAATGCGGTTCTTCATGCCGGTGAATGACACCAACGGTCTTGCTCAGAGTCATAAGGCTGGGGCGCAGGCTGTAGGCACGAAGATCGCGGACGATCTGCTGGAGGCGTGTCCCGACCAGTTCACCTTGATGATCAAGGAATCCAATGACAGAGACCGAAACAGAAACTCCCGAAACTAACAACGAAGGGCAAGTTGCTGATTCTCTGCTGACCGGCCAAGACGCTGGGCAGCAACCGCAAGAGCAGCAACCGCAGGAAGCTCCTGTTCAGCAGGAACAACCGGCGGAAGTAAGCGAGCCTGAGGGTGCGCCAGAATCGTATGAGTTCCAAGCCATTGAAGGCGCGGACCTTGAGATTGATTCGGCTCCGGTGCAAGCGTTCTCAGAAATCGCAAAAGATCTCAACCTGACTCAAGAGCAAGCCCAGTCAGTGCTCGACAAAGTCGCCCCGGCACTGAGGCAGCAGAACGACGACTACATCAACGAAGTCCGTTCCGAGTGGGTTGAAAGCGTTAAGTCCGATCCTGAGATCGGAGGAGACAAACTTCAGGAGAACTTGGGCAAGGCCGTTCGCGTGCTCGATGCCTTTGGCACTCCTGAGTTGAAGTCGCTGCTAGGGGAGACAGGTCTTGGCGATAACCCGGAAATCATCCGGTTCCTCGTCAGGGCGCACCAAGATATCGGTGAGGATCGTTTCCTTACCGGTAGCCAGTCGGACAAAGAACAGCCGTTCTCTGCCCAAGATTTCTACAACAACTCAAAGATGAACTGAGGAGTTCTTAAATGCCTACCGTTAGTGCAACTACGCACCCCACGCTGCTTGATTACACCAAGCGGCAAGATCCTGACAAGAGCATCGCGACGATCATCGAGACTCTTGCTCAGACCAACGAAGTGCTCGAAGACATGGTCCACCTTGAGGGGAACCTTGAAACCGGCCACCGCACCACTGTCCGTTCGGGTCTTCCGGCTCCAACGTGGCGCAAGCTCTACGGCGGCGTCCAGCCGACCAAGAGCGAGACTGTGCAGGTCACGGACACCATCGGCATGATGGAAGCCTACGCCGAGGTTGACAAGCAACTTGCTGACCTGAACGGCAACACGGCTGCGTTCCGCATGTCAGAAGACATGGCCCACCTTGAGGGCATGAACCAAGAGTTTGCAGACACGCTGTTCTACGGCGATGAAACGTCTGCTTCAGAAGAGTTCACTGGCTTTCTGCCGCGCTTCAACTCGTTGAGCGCTGAAAGTAGTGAAAACATTATTCTTGACTACACCACTTCCTCTAACAACTTTGGTGGTGCTGCTCCAAGCGGCACTGACAACACCAGTATTTGGTTGATTGTTTGGGGGCCGAACACTTGTCACGGCATCTACTCCAAGGGCAGCCAAATGGGTCTGTCGAAGGAAGACAAGGGTCAAGTAACTGTAGAAGACGTTGTCGGTGATGGCACGGGTGGTCGCATGGAAGCCTACCGCACGCACTACAAGTGGTGCTGTGGCCTGAGCGTTCGCGACTGGCGCTACATCGTGCGTATGCAGATCGACTCGACGAACCTGGGTGCAGATCCAGCTACGAGCGGCGTTGCAGACATTACGCAAATGATGTCGGATGCTTGTGAACTTATCCCGAGTCTCAGTGCAGGTCGTGCTGCGTTCTACTGCAACCGCAAGGTTAAGCAGACGCTGCGTAAGCAGTTTGTTTCCAAGGTCAAGCAATCGACCTTGGGCATGGATGAGATTGGTGGCATGACCACCCTTACTTTCGACGGCATCCCAATCCGCAAGGTCGATGCCCTTCGCCTTAACGAAGCTCGCATTAGCTAATAGGAGGACACACAGATGTTGATTGATAAGAGTTTGGAAATGGCGGATGCCGTTAGTATCGCGGCAACCACAGGTGGCCCGACTAAAGTTGGAACGGGCATTGATCTCCGGCCTGTCGGTGTGCTTGACGCTGGCAACGCTACGTTGGACATGTCGGTAGGTGAAAACCTTCAGTTTGTGGTCGATTTCACCACGGCTGTAGCGTCGGATGGCGCGGCTACGGTCAATGTTCACTTGACGACTGCTGACAACGAGGCGTTGACTTCGAACCCTGTCGATATTTTTACGACGGGAGCTACGGGTAAGGCCGAACTAATTGCGGGCAAGCGTTTCCGCGTTGCCCTACCCAAGGCAGACTACAAGCGATTCTTGGGTGTTCGAATCACCACGGCTGGAGCCACGACCACTGCGGGAGCAATCAATGCCTTCTTGGTCAAGGATGTGAACGCCTGGACCTCTACGGACACGCGCGTTGCCGCTGACTCCTAATGAAAGTTAGAGCAACAAATAGAGGCATTTGCCTCTCTCGTCGCTGGAAACCCGGCGAAGAGTTCGAAGTCAGCGAGCGGTCATTCAATCCCGCTTGGATGGAAGTGATCGAGGAGGCACCGGCTAAAAAGAAGCCGGGTCGTCCCAAGAAGCAGCCGAAGGAAGACAAGCCTTCGGCGTCGGATCAGGCGGAAGTCTGAGCCACATAGTGCGGGGGTCGCAGCCGCCGCCCCCGCGCTATACCTGACGGCGGCTACCTGAGGTAAGCCCGTGGCCGTCAGAAAGTTTATTGTTGTTGCAGGTCAGAATCAGGCTACAGAAGTAGCCAACGCAACGGAGTGGGAGGACAACCACCTCTACGCTGCCATCCGCAGCCCGCGCAACGCGGACTCGCAAACGCCAGACTACGCATCTGGTCCCTACAACGACATCCTGACACTGCCCTTTACCTTCAAGGGCGGGCCTCAGTCAGACAACCTAGGGGCTACGACGTTCGGGTCGCACCAGACGGCCAACGTCATGGGCAAGGCAACGCAGGCTATCAAGTACCTGACGTTCTACGACCCGACTGCTAGCTACCAGAATCTAGGGACGCAGACTACGTCGTGCTACCCCGGAACGGGCAAAGTGCTAGCAGGCTCTACGTCTACGAGCTTAGTCACGTCTGTTTTTTGGCAATACGACCCACAAAACCTAGTCATCACTAGACGGAAAACTGGCACAACCCACACGATTGCAAGCACAAACACTGGCACCACAGTTACCTTGAGTAACGCCAATGCATTCGTGCCACCTCCTGAGCCGGGTGAGTTGTTTGACTTTGTTCCTACGGCTGGCGCTGCGGGAACAACAACTACCGTCAACTTGCACAACGAGTTTGGTGGAATTGCTGACCCAGGATCTGCTGGTGATCTCGTCAACGACATGGCGATTACCAGTGATGGCAAACATGCTTGCTACATCAATAAGATTCTTAAGAGCGATGGCAGCAACGACTCTGGTCGTGTGGTGTGCCGTAGCCGCCCTGTCTACGTAGGCCAAGCTGTCAAGTTTACGAATGCATCATCAATCAGTGTCCCTAGTGGTTTTACTACTTCAGATGTTTTCTACGTAACTCGCAAAGCAGAAGTCCAAGAAACGGTGACTTCATCGAGCTACACCAGCAGCGACAACGAAATTAACTTTGCTTCTTCGCATGGCTTGGGAACAGGCGAGCCAGTTCAGTTAAAGATTTCTGGAACGCTTGCCAGCTTTGACGAAACCTCAACCTATTACGTCATTGTTGTTGATCACGACGAAATCAAACTAGCTTCAACGCTTGCTAATGCACAAGCAGGGACAGCTATATCTATTGGCAGTAGTGATAGTGGAACGGTAACTCTGACAAGGCTTGACTCCTACGCAGCGTTTTTTGTTTCTACTAGTCCGGGCGGCGATGAGGCAGTTGCAGCAGCAGATAGTGGTCAAGACAACACTAGTATTGCTGACAACCTACAGATCTTTTTTGAACCCTCTTTTCGAGGTAGCCTGACTGGTCTTCAACTGCGCTGCTTGACTGGTCACGCTGAAAACGTCGGACAATCACGCGCAATCCATGACGTAAAGTCTGAGAGCAACATCAATGTCCTGACTACGGAGGCATTTCCGCAGGCAACGGCAGAAGATGACACGTTCGCCATTGAGGTTCCGCCTCTTAACAACCAGTCAATCCCATTCGAGAAATGGGCCATGTGGTTGCCATGGTCGCCCTTCGAAGGCTCTGCGACGTTCGACGGGCCTGCTAGCGTTTCAATCGATTCGCGACTTACTGCCGCTCTTACTGTGACTTTGCAGTCTACGCCTTCATTGGTTGGTGGCGTCCCTTCCGTGGGCAGCGCAGTAAAGTTCTACTCTAATGTTGATCTGACCCCTCCCTTGATTCCGGGGAAGATCTACATCGTGTCATCTGTTAGTGGCTCGACTTTGACTTTACAAGATCCCTCAGTTGCTGATGTATCTCAGATGCTTGGATCTGAAGGCGGTACAGCTGCCGGTCGTAGTTTGGGAGCAGGGAAGTCAGTCTTGACAGGTGCGAACTCACGCCATGTCATGTTTGTCTTTGACCAAGACAACAAGAGCAACCCGTATCCTCCAGGGTTCAACTATCCCAACCACCACGCTACGCCTCGTGCCTATCAGCCTTTTGATGGTCCAGGCCAGATCTCGATAGATCCTAGCATCAGCTTTCACCCCAGCCTTGCACTCAAGATGCATGAGCACACAGGCGAAACGATGCACGTCTTGGTCTGTGCCATGCGAGACACAAGCATTGGTCACAAGGAGGTAGCTGCGTCTACAGACGCAATCACTCCTCACGGATGGCTAGATCAAGCACAGCAAAAGTCTTGGTCTCCTGGCGAGCCCAACAACTGCTTTGCTCGGCTCGAAGACATGCTCGACGCCGCGAAGCTAGCGTTTGAGGCAGACGGCGACACGGGTGATTGCGTAGGCATCTTCTGGGCGCAGGGCGAAGAGGATGCTCGACACCAGCCGCTAGCAGACAACTACAAGAACAGCGCCAGCAAGATCCGCTCGTCAATTCGCAAGGCCATCAAGGATCGTTCGCTGACCTCTCTCGAAGAGGACAAGATCCCGTTTATTCATCCGAAGATTACTACGTCTACGGTCTGGACGTATGCCTCTACGGTCAACGCAGCCATCCAAGATCTAGCGGACGAAGATCACTTTACGCGCACGTTTGATGTCAGCACGTTCGAGTTGACTGCGGACAAGAACCCTTCGTCCATCAACGGGGATATCAAGATCCACTACAGCGGAGTGGGCATGACCAGCTTTGCCGAGTCTGCCTACAGTGCATGGAAAGACACACAGCAGATGACTTCGCAGGAGATCGACATCTGCAACTTGGCGTTGGCTCACATCGGAGACAAGGCCACGGTCACCAGTCTCAATCCTTCAGATGGAAGCCACCAAGCCGATCTATGTGCTCGTTACTACCCCGTGGCTAGAGACCTCTGCTTGGAGCGACATCGCTACGATTTCACCATCAAGCAGTCTGCTTTGGTTGCTCTCACAACTAGCGGAAGAACAGACTTTGAGTATGCCTACCGGCTGCCGTCTGACTTCGCGGGAGCGATTTCCGTCATCGCGAAGGACTCGCTGGACGACCAAGTCAGTGCGGGCATCACGATCCCGCAACCGTTTGTGATCGAGCTAAACGATGACTACGACCGGATCATCTACTGCAACTTGCAGGATGCAGTGATTCGCTACCAAGCCAAGGTCACCGACTCGTCGCAGTTCTCTAGGATGTTTGTCTACGCGGTTTCTTGGCAACTAGCCAGCATGTTGGCCGGTGCAGTTATCAAGGGCGATGAAGGCATGGCAGCAGTTCGGAATGCCGGTCAAATGGCAGAGTTCTACATGCAGAAGGCAGCAGCCTTTGACAGCCGAACGACTCGCGAGAAGCCAATTGTAGACGCCAACACCAACCCCTGGGATCGCTAACCATGCCAAAGACCCGCAAGATCCAACTGTCGTTTGCTGGCGGTGAGATCGACACTCAGATGTATGGGCGCATTGACGCGCAGCAATACCAGTCTGGCCTTGCTACTTGCAAGAACTGGATGGTGGATCCGCGAGGTGGCCTGCGTCGTCGTCCGGGGTTTCAGCGGGTAGCAAGTAGCCTAGACGGCACCAAGAAGTCCCGTCTTATTCCGTTTACCTTTTCGGTAGATCAGCAGTTGGCTATTGAGTTGACCGATCAGAAGATCAGGTTTCACTCAGACGGGGAGACAATTGTCTGGGCCAACTTTAAGCAGTTCCAATTCCAGGTCTCTGACAACACCATCACGTTCAATGAACCTCACGGGTTTACTCAAGGCGAGCGGATTGTCTTTTACGCAGAGGACGACGACGACCCAAGCACACTAGCAGATGCGTTTGGCTCCCTGCCGACGCCGTTCAATCTATACCCCGGATCCTTTGGATCAACAGCACACTACGTAGACATCGTAGACACAAAGCGCATCAAGGTTTTGGATGCTCCCACTGGCAGCGTTCGAACGCTAGGCAACGGATCTGCTGGATTTAACCTTTACGCTTTTAGTCACGGCGGGGTCACAGGCAAGTTTGGGCCTGCTCAAGAATATCGGAGGTTTTCATATGATGTCTCAGGATCAGAGACTCTTTGGCAACCCAAGGATGTGTCGAGCTTTTGCCTACAGTTCGGAACGCATACTGAAACCTCTCAAATTAGCGATTGGCAGCAAGGCGAGCGGGTAGAGCTTGTCTATAAAATCACCAACGCTCCCTCAGGCCAAACTTCATTTGTTCGCCTGCCCGGCATTCCTCAACCCCTTTACGTTGACTACACGGCGGGAGGAACGGCCAACTGCCCAGGTTTAGAGTTTGGTTTGCGAACAGCCAAGCAGTTTGTTGGAACGGCTAAAGGCGATAATCCTGACACATGGGTAGACGACCTTCAGATTGCTGCTGCTAGAGCCGATGCTCCAAACGCTAATAATGACGGCAGCGGGCGTCGCGTTTGGATTCGCCAGTTCCATGAGGCAGGCGATTACATCTACATTGACTACCCTCGCACTGGCACTGCTACATGGCTAAATATTCAATATGCCTCTAGAGTGTTGCGGGTTACATCAAACTTTGGAAGCACGCCCGGATATTCGACTACTCCCGTTGGTGAGTTCAATGAGATTTTTGCAAACCATCTAGAGTTTGCTGACGATCAAGGAGCGTTTGCGCTCGCCTCTCCGTTCTTAGAAGCCGAACTGTTCGACATTGAATACGATCAGTCCGGCGACGTGGTGACGTTCACCCACCCGAATCACCCGCCTCAAGACCTAAAGCGGTTTGACTCGGTCAACTGGACCATAGGACCAGTAGACTTTAGTCCAACACTACTGCCGCCCACCAACATCGGAGGCACTTCCGATCGTGGTCAGGCTTATGCGTGCTCTCTTGGCCATCAAGCTGGAAGCACATCAGAAGCAACGGTTTTAACCCTTCGAGACCAAGACAGCTTCTTCCCGTTTGTGATTGGAGACACAGTATTCATTGCGAATACTACGATTAGTTCTACTAACATCACAAACTTCTTTGGCTCTGATGGAGTCGATCGCTACTTCACAGTGGCAGAAAGTGCTTCGCAGCCAGCAGATGCAGCTAGCTTTAACCAGATAACTCTCCGGGACTCTACAGGCCGTCTGGTAGAGCACGGTCTTGGCAATAGCGTTAGTGCAGACTTTATAGTCACTTCAGCAGACGTTTTGGTCTACTACAGCGTCGCAGACGCTGAGACCCAGCAGAAATACAAGGTCACAGCAGTAGACTCTCGTGGCCAAGAAAGTCTTGGGTCTGCTGAAAAGACGTTCGACAACGTGCTGTCCGTGCCCGGTGCCAGCAACACGATTACCTTTGATGCTGTAGCGAATGCTCGCTCCTACAACATCTACAAGGAGATTAACGGCACCTTCGGATTTATTGGTCAGGTTGATCACAAGGTCAATGTTGCGTCGTATTCGTTTGAAGACGACAACATCGGGCCTGACCTGTCGCAGACTTTGCTGATTCCTGACGCGGATGTGCAAGCTGCGTTCCAGCCCCGAGCGGCTGCTAGGTTTGAGCAGCGTCGATGCTTTGGAGGTTCCGACGCGCTGCCTCGCACGCTGTTTATGAGCCGGTCAGGCACGGAGTCATCTTTTTCCTATCGCTTCCCAGTCCAGCCTGACGACCGCATTTCGGTGGACCTTGCTTCCCGCGAGGCGCACGTCATTCGGCACATTGTGCCTGTGCAAGACTTGTTGCTGATGACGCAGCAGGGCGAGTTCCGCGTTACGGCCATCAACAGCGACGCGATCACGCCAAGCACCATTGCCATCCGGCAGCAGTCTTACGTAGGCAGCAACACTGTCCACCCGCAGGTCGTCAACAACTCGGTAGTGTTCTGTGCGGCGCGAGGAGGCCACGCTCGGCAGGTGTCGTTTAGCGCAGAGATGCAGGGCTACCTGACTGGAGACCTGTCGCTGCGCGCAGCGCACCTGTTCGATGGGTTTACGCTCAACGACTTGGCTTACTCCAAGGCTCCGATCCCGGTGCTGTGGTTTGTTTCTAGCAACGGCAAGTTGCTATGCCTGACCTACATCCCCGAAGAGCGTGTGATGGCGTGGCACCAGCATGAGACGGACGGCACCATCGAAAGCATCTGCTCTCTGTCGGAGGGCAGCTACGACAACCTCTACGCAGTAGTGCTTAGAGGCAGCAACCGTTCAATTGAGCGGATAAAGCAGGTGCGCGACGAGACGCTCACTGACTCGGTTTACTTGGACGCCAGCGTCATCAAGGATGGCACCTACAGCGGGACTGCTAAGGTTGCGGTCGAGTCTTCTGGGCTGTTCCAAGAAGGCGACACCGTCACCATTAAGTCCTTCGACTCTACCGGAGATACGGCTACTCCTGGTCTGTTTAGCAGCGAAGACGCCGGGTCAGCCATCGAGTTTACGTCGGGCACCACAAAGTATCGCGTAACGTTAGACACTTACGTTTCCGCTACCGAGTTCACGGGCAAACTGCTCTCAAACTTTCCGGCCGACCTAGCAAACACGCCGACCTCTACGTGGGCGTTTGCTCGCAAGACGTTCTCTGGCTTCTCGCACCTTGCTAGCCAGACCATCTCGGTGCTTGTAGACGGTGCCAAGACGGAGTCTGTGACGGTGTCTGCTGCTGGCGAGGTGGTCTTGAGTGACTACGCCGTCAAGATCTGCGGCGGGTTGTCCTACACCTCGCAGGCCAAAACCTTGCCCATGAGCCTAGAGATCGAAGCGGGGGCGCAGGGCCGCACCAAGAACATCAACCAAGTGTCTATCCGAGTCGAGGACTGCGGTGCTCTTAAGGTTGGCATGGATGAGGCAGACCTCAAGTCGGTCTCAGAACTCAAGGACACAGAGCTTAAGACGGGCGAGTTCCGCACGCACGTCCCGTCAACCTGGGACGAAGAGAGTCATATCGTGGTCGAAGCCACGGGTGCTGCTCCTGCGTCCCTTTTGAACATCACGACGCAAGTGTCGATCGGAGACTAGCATGGGCATTTTTGGTAGCACTCCGCCAAGTTCTCTTGGCGACCCTTATTTTCCAGGTGCTTCTTCCAGCTTTATGGGCAGCAGCAGACCCAGCATTTTGGGTTTTGCCATGAGTCCTGAGACGAGCATTTTACCCGGCCCGCAGCCAGACGGTCAGGTGTTTAGCCCTGCTATGCAGACTCAGTTAGACGCCATTACAATTCAAGAGCAGCTAGACAGTGCTCAGGCTATGCAGACGGCTGGGTTGGTCAGTCAAATCGGCGGAGTGATTACGCAGCAGATTGCGAACTACTACGCTGCCAAGCAGGCCCAATACGAAGCCAAGTCCAAAGCGTCGTCCATGCGGTTCCAAGCCGACATGGCCAACATCAACGCCAGCATGATGCAAGAGGACGCTGCCAGCATCCTCGAAGCAGGGCAGCAGCAGAAGGCTCAACTGACCCTGCGTGCAGGCATGGAGATGGCGCAAGAGTTGACCCGCCAAGGCGCTCGCGGCGTCAGGATTGGCGCAGGATCGGCTGCGGAGACGCAAGCCAGCCTAGATCTGGTCAAGGAGATCGACGCCTACAACATCGACAGCAACGCTCTGCGGCAGTCTCAGGCTCGCAGAATGCAGGCAGTCAACATGCGAAACCAAGGTCTGATGGGCAGGGTCAGCGCGCAGAACATCGAGGCGTCTGCTCCTAGAACTCAAACCCTGCTGGGAACTGCTGGCCGTGTTGGCTCTGAGTTCTTCCTCTACCGAGCCGCTCAGGCAGGCCGTGACATCAACCGTCTGACTTACTCCCGCTAATCATGCCCAGAGTCCCTAGTGTTGGCTTGTCGCCTACGTCGCGACCGCAGTTCCAAGCGCCCGGTGTTGTTGCCTACCAAGGCAACCCTCTTGTTCAACAAGCCGCACAAGATGGCGCTCGTATGCAGAAGATTGGTCAAGTTGTTGGCCAGATCGGGATTCAGGTTGAGGACAAGGTCAACGATGCTCGCACCAGAGAGTTCACCAACACTTTTGAAAACGGCGTCAACAAGCTGTTCTTAGAGTATCAGCAGAAGAAAGGCAAAGAAGGGGTTGACGGGCTAGCTGACTTCCAAAAGGGCGTGCAAGAACTCTACGACGGTTCTAGCCCGATGCTGATGAACGACGCGCAGCGGACGCTAGCCAAGCCGATTGTAGATCGGATTCGCAGCCGCGCTGACCTTCGCGCTCAAGGTCACTACCTAGAGGCTTCTGCTCAATACGAGCAAACTACCAACTTGCAAAGTCAGGTCGTGCTGGCTGACAGCATCATTGCCGACCCTGACAACCCTGAAGCGTTGGTGCAGTTTGGACGCCTCAACAACTTGTTCCTTCAGGAGGCCCGATCGAAAGGCATGGACGACGATCAGGCGCAAGTGTTTGCCTTAACCAAGCGCGACAAGCTGTTCGAGTCCGTGGTCACGTCTGCTCTCGACAGCGAAGACCCTAACCGGATTGCAGGGGTTGAGTCTTTGATGGGCCAACTGCCTGACGGAGTGATGAGTCAGACGCAAAGGCAGTCGCTTGATCAGTTAGTGCAGAAGAAGTCGAGAGATTCACAAGCGATTCAGTGGGCGGCTTCGATTATGCAGCAAGGCTTAACCTACGCTGATGCCTTCGATTTGATTGCAGAAAAAGCCAAAACTGATCCCAAGATGGCAGAGGCTTGGCTAGAGCAATTAAACAAGTTTACGTCGGCGCGTGAGAAAGCCGAGAAGGAAGAGCGCGGCAACTTGATGCTAGAGCTTTCCGATAAAATCAGGCAAGGGCCGCTGTCGGCAGAGGACACTCAAAGAGCGTCTAAAGCAGGAATCTTAGACGAACTTCGACTAGTAGAGGCTCGCCTAGACATTACGGACGATTACGGCGAGCGCATCCTTAACGAGTTTAATCGCAGACCCAGCGCCATCATTGCAAAATATGGCGATGACGAAGGGACTGTTGCTCGCATGGTGGATGATCTGAAGGCCCACGTTTCGCAAGAAAAATTGCTTGCGCTCACGGGCCAATACAACGCTTACAAGAACGCATCGGGTGGCGGCAGAACTGGATCTAGAGCAGGCGGATCAGACAAGTTCAACCAATTCTCGGTATCGAACACCACGATTACAGATGTTGTTTTAAGGCGACAGGATTCTTTGGCGGCTGCTCAGTCCGATGGCAAAACTTTTGAAGACAAACTACGGTCTAAATACGGCAAAGGGGAGTCCTCTGCCCGAACTCGGGCTCTTCAAGTTATGGAAAACAACTTTCACATGGCGGTGATCAAATCCGCTAACGAAAGATGGCAAACCTTAACTGAGCAAGAACGCAACAAGACTAACGAGGTCTCTTTTATAGAGGAAGTTGCCAAAGATGTATACGAATCCGGTTGGGTTGACCAGGATCACACACGCAACATCTACACTACGGAGTTCCGATACGGAAAGCCTGGAGAAGACTTAGATCCGTTGGCGCGTCCCATGCGACGTGATGAGCTTGAGCCCTTCCAAGCGCAAGCCATGCAAGAACTGATTCAAGAAGAGCGAGAAGCGGCTATCCAACGATCTTTTGATCAGACGATTCCCGGCAATCTGGTGATGAATCAGCAGGCTTTCGAAGAGCGTGCCAATCAAAGCGTTTTGGGTATTGTGGGATTGTCACCTGCTGTACTGAGTGAGCGCGAGGCTCGAAAAGCCAGAGCTTCGAGCACCATTTCTCCAGCAGACATTGACGCACGCGCTGAAGCATTGCGTCAAAAATCTGCGGATCAAGCCGCGCAAACAGACGAGGAAAGATTTGTCGCTGTCACCAACGACATCACGCGAAAACTAGCGTCTACTCAATATCAGAACATTGATTTGAGTGATGGCCAGCGAATCGAGTTCAAGAAGTGGTTTGGTGGCACTGCGATGCGTGACGCTAAAGGACCAGAGGGGCGACGTCAGTTATGGCTTCAATCGCTGGGTGGCCTTCGAGACGAGTGGTTTGGATCAGGCACTGATGGCACCTGGACAGATGCTCGCGGCGACGAAAGCACTTGGGAAGATTTATCGTTGTTGTTCTACCCTGGCAATGAACGCGATCTACCTGGGAGTGTGCGCTCTAATCTTCAAGAGATCAGAAGAATGTATAGCCGATCTGGGGACATGCCTGACCCTGTGCCTGATAAGCGTGGACGGATAACAATCGCAGGAGGTAAGCGTGTCCGTCAGACTGCATACAAAAATCTAAACGAGATCCCCAGATTTGAAGCTCTTAGATGGTATTTCTCTCGTCCTGGTAGGCAGCAGTAGTTGAGGCCACTATGAGTAACTCGCTAGTCCCCCCTCTGTTTCCTGAGCAGCCTGACTTTAGCTACGTCTGGAAAGAGTCTGCTAAATACAAGCCTGCTCAAGAGCAAAAGGTGCAGTTGCTGTCGTCTGTCATGGACGCAGACGAAGCGGACATTCGAGAGAACTTTGTAGAATACGAGTCGCTCTTTGCTGAAAAGCAGCTTTACAACGACACAGTCGCTCGGACTTATCCGACTCTCTACAACAAGCTGACTAGCGTTCCGTTTGTCGCGACTGCTCGCGACGACATGGGCAACATCATCGAGACGGAAGGATGGTGGAATCAGATTGCCAATGCTTATCAGATTGCGCGTGACACTGTAGAGGTCGGCAACTTCAGCACTCGCGCCATGCTGGAGGGTCGAGACCTCTACCCATACGAGCGTCGCAAGATTGAACAGCGAAGTCGATTGCAGCGCGTTCACATGCAGAGCGAGCCAGGGTTTTTGGCGTCTGCTGCTGAACTGGCGGGCACAATGCAGGAGACACTGGCCTATTCGCTAAGTGCAGGCTACGTCGCAGGTGCGGTTTCTGGACCTACTGCACCCGTAGTAGCGCCTTTGGCCGCAGGGATCACGGCGTTTGCTACCAGCTTCAATCTAGAGGCAGGCAACCTATACGCCGACCTCGTCATGGAAGGTTACACGCCTGCTCAGGCTCGCGACATCGCGATGTCATATGGCGCAGTGATCTCTGGCTTTGAAGCCGTAGGTCTCAAACTGGCTGGTCAACCGATCAAGCAACTGGGTCGAGAACTCATTAAGAAGCGTGGTCGCGACCTTCTCCGTCGTGAGACGGCTGGTCGAGTTACCGGCGAGATCTTCAAGGACTACGCACTTGGAATCCTTGGTGAAGCAACCACCGAAGGCGTGCAAGAAGTCATCGGTGAGTTTGGTAAGGCCAGGGCTTCTCAGATCTACCGACCTCAGAATCTATACGAGCCTGAGTATTATGAAACATTCAAGCAGGCGTTCGTACATACGGCTAAAGGAATGGTGGTGTTGGGCGGTGTGCCTTCAGCCATTCGTCTTGCCAACGACAACGTCAAAGTAGCAAACTCAAACTACGACTACGAAAAAGCCAAAGAGGCTGCTGAGATTCGCGGTAGGAGCAATGCGCGGGATGCTCAACGTCAAGTAGACGCAGAGTCTGGTGAGACAACGACGCTTAACAGTAGTTACTACATCAGAGCGCAGGACTTTAAGAGTGCGTTGTCTGAAGCTGTAGAGACGGGAGCAGTTACTGAGCAGCAAGTTCGTGACACAATCGAAGCCAATCGCCCCGGCTTGATGGCTCGGATTGATGAGGCTGCGGAACGCGATGGCGAGGTCGAGCTTTCTAAGACTGAGTGGGAGGACGCTTTTGACAACACCAAGTTCCGTGACACGGCACTACGGCACACTGCCTACGAAGAGAACGGCCTGACCAACTTCGAGGTCAAGGAGTCGGAGGCCATCCGCGACAGGATCATTCAAGAGCGCGGTGACAAGGCAGAGCAAGAACTCCAAGACATGGAGGAGTTTGAGCGTCAACTGCGGGATGTGCGTCAGGACGTAACCAAGCAGTTGCGCGAAGAGATGAAGGGCATGGATGCTGCTCAGACTCTGACAGCATCAGCCTACTCGTCGATGATTATCGGCTTCATCCGCCGCGCTGCTCTCCAGCAAAACATCACGCCGCAGGAGTTCTACCAGAAGCACTTCCCCAGGATCGTGCAGCAGCGGCTGGAGGGTCAGCAGCGGGGGGATGCGTATCAAGCAGGGCAGCAGCCTAGCGGGGCGCTGGACATCTTTGATGCGAAGGATGGGATAGGTGCAGTCCCGTTTAATCAGAACGTAGACTACAGAGGGTTTGCAGTTCAGTTGACGCCTAGTCAGTTTAGGAGCTTGGTTCCTGCGGGCGTTTCTGGGCTAGAAAGCAGGGAGTCAATTGGCAAAAGTTTGCGCGAAGGCAAGAAGGTCGGGCAACCATTTCTTTCGGCAAAGTGGGACGACGAGGCCAAGGTTTGGAGAGTTGGCAACCACGAAGGGCGATCTCGTTCTGATGCGATTAGCGACGTTTTCGGCTCTGACGCTCTAATGGAGGTTCACATCTTTCCTACAGGAGGTTTGCGCGCAAAAGACATTACTGACGAGATGCGTCAAGCACCTGTAGTCCCGCAGGATGGCGGAGCGCCTTTGAATGTATTGACTCCGCCCGCCCGCCCCGACACCCTAGATTCCGGCACCCTCTACAGCAAGGAGACAGAGGCAGCGTTTGACGAGTCTCCTTACAACAAGAAGGTTGTAGCCTGGGCCAAAGATACGTTTGGCAATCGCGTCGCCCCTAACGGCAAGCCTGTCTACCAGAACTTCCTAGAGTTCTTCGGAGACAGCGTGGTGCTGGACGAAGATGGCCGTCCTCTCGTGATGTATCACGGGACTAGGGCTCCAGGCTTTACGGAGTTTGAGTACAGGTATCTGATGCACGGCCTGTTCGGTGTCGGCATCTACACCACCGAGAACTCTAAGGTTGCTGGCGGATATGCAGGCGTGGACCCCGACGCCAAGCGACCCAAGGCCGATAAGGACGGCGGCATCTTCCCGCTGCTGGTGTCGATCAAGAACCCCATCGACATGGATGCCGAACCCGACCTAGACAAGTGGCGGGCTGCCTTTCCTGATGTCGAGTTCCCAGACGGCATTGAGAAGAACGAGTATGCCTACCGACACGTCGAAGACTTCTACGGCATCCGCTCTGAGGCCGTTGGGTGGAGGACTCGCGGAGCAGCCAAGCCGTTCTTGGCTCGGTCTGAAAAGCGTCAAGCTCCTTCAGCCCGAGACATCAACGAAGGCGAAAGCTCCAGCCCTGACATCCTTCGCCTAGCAACCGAGATCCGAGAACTTGAGAAGCAAGGCAATCGAATCCATCGTCGCCAGAGAGAGAAGGTAAGATCTCTTATGTATGACATGGGCTTCAAACGTGATGCCTACGCAACTGGAGGTTTTATAAAGAGATACGATGAGAAGGTCGAAATCGTATCCAGTGAGTTGTTGAAATACAGTTTTCAACGGCCACGCGACGGGTCTGACAATCCAAATATCCCCAGGCATCTAGACACATACAAAGTCGAGTATGTTGATCCATATTTTGGGAGGCAAACAGTAGTTGTTGGTGCAACTGGTGGTAGGGAGCGCAGCCTCCGATATGGAGTCGAATCAGATCTCGCCCGAAGAATGCTTGGCGCGTTCGGAGCCTCAGTAGATTTCGATAAAGCCAACAACCCCTACAGCCTCGCGAATGGGTCATATCCATTCGAAGGCATGAGACTAGAAGGCAAGACTCTCAATGAAACCACAGACGCCATGCGCGAAGCGATGGAGGCTCAGTTTGAACTGGACGAGCTTTCGGAGTCTGTTGCCGAAAAGGAGAACGAACTAGAGGCCCTGCGACTGACCGACGACGGACAAGACATTACCGAGCTTGTCCAAAACGGATTGGTTCGCATGGGTCACGACGGAATCACGCACCTTGGGGGTGGCCGAGTAGCCGACGAAAGGCACCGCGTCTACATTGCCTTCGAGCCAAACCAAATTAAGTCGTTCTACAACAAGGGCGACTTTAGTCCTTTGACTGGAGAACTTCTCTACAGCAAGGAGGGCGATCAGCAGCGCGTGCTCGGGCAAGCCGAGGTCATGGGCGGCGACACCATCAAGAAGATCCTGCTCGACCCCAACGCCAAGCCCACAACTCTGATGCACGAGTTGATGCACTGGAACTTGGAGATCATGG